GCTTTGTACAATTTCTTTCAATTCTTGAAAATATTACAACAGAAAATGATAACAAAATAATGAAGAGATTTTACGGAATAATTCAAAAATTTGTTGTGGATAAAAGTGAGAGATATTTTGATATGGATTTAAATAATGATAAAAAAATAGGAGACTCAAACGATGATAAAGAAAATTAAAATATACGCAAGACTTATCTTTGCAATATTATTCATTGCCTTGATAATAGCACTTGTAATAAGCATTAAAAGTTGCAAGAGTGCAAGAGAAGACAATAACAGACTTAAAGATAATCAAAAAGAGCTTTTGCAAGGAATAAATATATACAGAGATAAAACAGGTGCGAGTGTGGCAGAGATTAACTCCTTAACATTAGAGAAGAGCGAATTTGAAACTCTTTGTATAAGACAAGCCAACGAGATAAAAAAACTTAATATAGATATTAAGAGGTTAAAGTCATATAGCCAAACAGAGATAAACACAGACGTACCAATAACAACAATACTACACGATAGTGTCTTTATTATCAATAACAAAGTGGATACATTACGTTGTATTAATTACAAAGATAGTTATTTCAGTATTAACGGTTGTTTAAACAACGATACACTTATAGGACAAGTGAAGAATATTGATACATTACTGCAAACAGTCAGTATTATACCAAAGCATAAATTCCTTTGGTGGAATTGGGGAGTAAAAGGACTGAAGCAGACAATCAAAAGCAAGAACCCTTATACTACAATAATAAGTAGTGAGTATATAAGAATAGAATAAAATATTTATATCATTAACATATTGTAATTGAATTAATTATGATATGTTTTTATTGTTCTTTTGTTGTTCCTTTATTGGTAACCACTTTTTAATTTTATTTGAAAATTAATTAGAAATACATTAAATTTTTTCTTTTGAAAATCAATTAGTTATAAAAATATTGCATTTTTTTTTGAAAATAATTGCAAAAATATTTGGCGATACAACAAATTTGTTGTATCTTTGCAATGTAATTAAAAGAAAAACAAAAAAACAGAGGGTTCACTCTTAAAACGAATAAAAGAAATGTTACAAAAAAAAGATTACACAGCAGAGTATAGTACAGAAAACGTAAAGAACATTAAGTATTCATTTAGAGCTGAAAATTTATCAATGGCTTTGGAATATGCAAAAAGAAAATTCACAGACTTTCCAAATATAGCAATAAGAGATGATGAACAAGACAAAATAGTTTTTCAAAACGGAAAGGAGATAGAATAAATGAAGACATTATGTTATAGTGTAAGGCTTCAATGCCTTACACAAATATCAGAGAAAGCCTATAAAGCAACTTGCTTTGACGGCACAACAGATATTATTCCTGCAAGTCAAGTATTTGGGCAGGATTATGACGTAATGAAATCCGATGCTTATTGGATTTCTGCTTGGATATTAAGTAAGAAAAGTCTTCAATATTCAAACAAAAAACAAGCGTGGTTTGATGAACAAAAAAGGCAACTGCCTAATTATGATATAGAGTATCACAAGGCAGAGAAGAAAGAGAAAAAGGAGAATAACGAAATAAAAGAATTAAAAAAATAGAATAAATGACTAATTCGTTATTGACGTCACAACAAGAAGAAGCACGCAGACACTTATTGGAATGGAAAGTAGGTGCTTTGTTTATGGAAGCTGGTACTGGAAAGACAAGAGTCGCAGTTGAACTTGTCAATCTTGTGCCAGCGTGCGATGTTGTTGTTTATATATGTCCATTAAGAACGATAGACAACGTAAAAGAAGAGATAAAGAAATGGGGAGGTTTTGCTTGTCAAAACGTTGTCTTCTATGGAATAGAAAGTATATCAATGAGCGATAGAATTTATCTTGAATTACTTTCTTTAATACAAAAATATAGTCGGCCATTTGTTGTCGTTGATGAAAGTCTCAAAATAAAGAATGCAGAAGCAAAGAGGACAAAAAGACTTCTTAATATAGGTCAAATGGTTGAATATAAATTGATTCTTAATGGTACACCATTAAGTAAGAATTTACTTGACGTATGGAGTCAAATGGAGTTTCTTTCTCCTAAAATACTTAATATGCCTTTGGTAGAGTTTAAAGACACTTTTTGCGACTATACCAAGGTAAGAAAGTGGTTCGGTGGAAAGAAATCATATACAAAGGAATTTATTACAGGATATGAGAATATAGATTACTTATATTCATTGATAAGGCATTATGTATATGAATGCGATTTGCATCTCAACATAACACAGAACTACCACAATTTAAGATATTCTATTGATGACAAAAGCAAGGGAGAATACGAGTACTTAAAAGTAAAATACCTTGATGATGAAATGTTACAATGGAAGAATAACAATATCTTCTTGGAAATGACTCAAAAAATGCAACACACATACTGTTGTACAGAAGAGAAATTTGAGATTTTGGACGATTTGTTCAAAAGCGTAGCACAAGAGCAGACTATCATATTTTGTAAATACGTTAAGAGTAGAGAAGAATGTGAGAAGAGATATAAGAAAGCAAAAGTGCTATCTTACCAAAAGGAGAGTTTAGGACTTAACTTGCAACAATATTGTAACACAGTTTATTTTGATAAGATTTGGGATTTGGCTTTAAGAACACAATCAAGCCGAAGAACTTATCGTACAGGACAAGAATATAACTGTCAATATTATGATTTGACAGGTAACGTAGGACTTGAAAGTCTTATTGATAATAACATAAATAAGAAAATAACGATGACAGAATATTTCAAAGGAAAAACAAAAGAACAAATAAAAAAAGAATTATGATAAATAAACCTAAAATAGGAGAAAAGTGCAACGGTTGTGGAATTTGTTGTAGGAATCAAGTATGTATGAATGGAGCTTATGTATTAAAGCTCGTTGATACATTAGGAGAAACAGTAAAACGTCCTTGTCCTGCAATAGTTGAGAATAAAGACGGCTCAATATCTTGTGGGATAATACTCAAACCAAATAAATATATAAAAAATAGTAAATATCCTGCAAAAGTATTAAGTAGTAACTTCGCCTTTCTTGTAGGAGCAGGAAGCGGTTGTGATGAGATACTTACTAACGACACAGAAGAAGAAGAAGAAGAACATAAACTTGAAGAGATTATTAACAAGATGAAGTCTTCAAAAGAATGGCAAGAAAAAGCTCAAAGAGCATTAAAAATAATACATAACTTTTAAAATGTACAAAATTCAATTCATAAAAGATACTTCAAAAGCAATTATTCCAAAGGAATTCAAAGAAAACACTTTGGTTATATTTAGGGAGGGATATAAATTGCCAAATATTCCAAAGGCTGAATATATAGAATTTGAGAAGTACAAAATAACATATACAAATTACCACCCCAATAATATTATTATGGTTGGCACAAATAGAATATTTGTACCTCAAAGACGATGTGATTTAGTCTTTGAATATCTGCAAACAATGACAAGCCATATAAACAAGATGAGTATAGACACAGAACCTTTTATTGGAGAGCCTTGGCGTTTATGGTTTCATTGGTCTTTAGCTTATGGCACTTGGCTCGGTTTTAATTATTCGTATGTTGTTGAAACCGATTGGCAACATTGGTTTTATAGAGATAATGAAACATCTATTATTGAAGCAGATAACATAAAGGATAAAATAGGGGAAGTAAATAGCGATTTAAAAAGAGTAAATACTTCATTTGAGTTCTATGACCCTGACTTGTTTTTGTCAGAGTTTTACAATGAAGTGAAAGATGCTGCATTTGCTAAATATTCAACTCCTAAATTAATAATACAGATGATGAATAAAGAACTTAATAAACATTTGTCTATCAACTTTGATTTTAACAGTTATTTAGATAATAAATCCTACAAACTTCCTAATTTTGGCATATATAGATTTATAGCAGAGGAATGCAGAAGAAGAATGAGTATTTATAATATTTTTACAAAATGATAACAAGAAAATATAACCCAAATAAAAACGTCTTACAAGCCTCACGAGAAAGAATATCATATATCTTTGATGAGTTTAAAGACATATTTGTTTCAATATCTGGTGGAAAAGACAGTACCGTTTTATTATCGCTTGCTTTACAAGAGGCCGAAAGAAGAAATAGGAAAGTACATGTATTCTTCCTCGACCAAGAAGCCGAATACCAAGCAAGTATTGACCTTATCAGAAAGATAATGAAAAATAAATATGTTATACCTGAATGGTATCAAGTTCCTATTTATATGACAAATGCAACAAGTTATAGTGAATATTTCCTCTATGCTTGGGGAGAGGGAGAAAAATGGATTAGAGAGAAAGAACCTAACAGCTACCACGAGATAAAAGAAGAATATCCAAAAAGATTTTATGAGTTTTTTGATTACATAGAATCAAAGAATAAAGAGGCTGCTTATCTTGTTGGATTAAGAGCAGAAGAAAGCATAACAAGATTTCGTGCTGTTACAAAAAATGCAGGTTATAATGGATTAAGATGGAGTACTATCACAACCAAAGGAGTTAATAAGTTCTATCCAATTTATGATTGGACATGGAACAGTGTTTGGCGATTTATTTATGATTATAATATAGAATATAATAAGATGTATGACTTAATGTTTTGGGATAATTATAGCATTTATAAAATGAGAGTATCTAATTTAATACATGAGAAATCATTTAATAAGTGTTTGCAAAGTCTTCCTAAATTTGAGCCTGATACTTATGACGCTTTATGTAAAAGAATAGGAGGAATAGCAACAGCTTCTCGCTACGTAAGTGAAAAACTTATGTTTAATAATAAGAAATTGCCAACACATTATAAATGCTGGAAAGATTTTAGAGATTTTTTATTAGAGAATAATCCTAATGAAGAACATAAAAAGAAATTTATTGCAAGATTTGAAAAACAAGACAAGAACGAACGAATATATCAAGCACAAGTAGGACAACTGCTTATTAATGATTATGAAAATAGTCGTTCATTTGACACTAAAAAAGAAGAAAAAACAAAAAAAATAATAGAAAAATGGAAGAATTTACTTTAAAAGATTACAAAATAAGAATGCCTGAAATAGTGGATATAGATAAACTATATGCTAATGATTATAATCCTAATCGTATGCCAGCAGAGGAAATGAGACTTTTAGGCGAATGTATTATGAAATTTGGATTTTTATTTCCAATAATAGTAAATTGGGATAAAGAAAAACAAAAGTATCGTATTATTGATGGTTATCATAGATATTTTAAGCTAAAACAATTAGGTATAAAACAGGTGTCTATTGTCAATATGGATATACCATATTATGATTGTGTACAATTAACTGTTCTTATGAATAGAATAAAAGGAATGCACCAAGTAGAGAAGATGAGCGACCTTGTAGTTAAATTAGAAGATTTAGGTTTAGAAGACTCTGAAATATCATCTAATCTTGGAATGGAAGCAGAAGAGTTATTAAGATTAAAACAACAACTTGGAATAGCCCATGCGTTTAAAGATGTTGAATATGCTAATAGTTGGAGTATAGAAGAGAAAAAAAAGGATTGAGATGAAATATAAAATATTAATAAATATAGGAAATGGGAAAGCTATAAAAAAAATCATTATAGCTAAAAACCAAAAAGAAGTATTAGCTCAGTTAGGTAGTGATTTTATGCTATTTGAAGATTTAAAAATGAATACAGTATAAATATAACATCTAATAAGATAATTGAAAATGAAAAAGAATAATATAGAAGAGAGAAATAGAATCGGCAGCGAAATAGCTAAATTGAGAGCAAAGCAAGGGCTAACACAAGAGCAACTTGCAGAGAAACTCGGGATAAAACAACAATCAGTGTCAAGGATTGAACTAGGACTATTCAGCGTTGGCTTTGATATGTTACAAAAAATAGCAGAAGTGCTAAATTCTGATATAAAAATAATTAAGAAAGATGAAGAAAAATAATTATATAATTATGATTAATATAGAAGATATATTAAAGAATCTAAAACCAAAAGACAAACAAAAAACAAATCTAATAGGACTTGATTTTTTTATGATATGTCAAGATCATTTTATTACAAGTTCAAACATATCTGACGTAAAATATTTGCAAAAATACTTTGATTGGCTATTGGGATATGAAAATCAACACCATTATAATTTTGTTCCTGTAATAGAAACCTGTAAGCAAGTTAAAATTATTGATATAGATAAAATTATTATTAAAAATTCTTATGACATAAAAACGTCTAATAATAAAGAGAATAATTATCAATCTAAGACCTGGTATCTAAAAAATGATTTATTTAAAAAATTAGGTTTAAAAGAAGATTGCTTATCTGATATAATAAACAATAATATATTGTCGGCTAAATTAGAAATTAATTTTCAAAAACCCAAGAAAATGAAAGATGATATTTATAGTAATATATTAGGAAACTATATAAAGACTTTTAATGATGACGATGATATAACATTAAGACTAAAAAACGGGAAAACTATTAAAGGTGGCAATATTTTAAAACAGAAATCCGTTTCTTTAATTGAGGATAATAAATTAATAGGAAATGCCATAAATGAATTTAAGGCATTTATGAAGGAACTTTAAATATAATGAAAAAACTAATTATTGGAATATGTATATGTGTGTTATTATCAATAGTAACTTCTTTATTTAAAATAAATATAAGTAAAGAAGCTATATCTACAATATATACTGTTTCTGGTATAATGTTTTCTATTGGTATGAGTTTGGTAGTAACATCCAATACTTCTGGTGTTAAAAACAAAATAGTAAAAGATGCTATAAGAGATAAATTAAAAGATGTTAGAAGTAAGTTTTTAGTATGTTTTGTGTTAATATCTATATTGTATATAATTATAATATCCATAGATACCAATGAATTAATTATATTTAATTCTTTTTCTTTTAATTATTATCATTTACTATCATTTATCTTATTATATTCAATAATATATTTTATTGGTAACTTTATTTCAATAGAAAAATTAAACCATGAAATTCAAGATGCAGTTGATACTGAATTAGAGAACAAAAACTAATTTATTTTTTCTTTTCCAATAGTGTAACTCCCAGTAGCACCATACCCACAAACAAAAAGCTCTCAATTCCTTTTTCTACAAATTCCACAACTTCTTGCAGGTAGTTTATGTTCATCTTATCGTGCATAATTTCAAACACAATAAGTGATCCAACGAATATTATCATACAAAACACGATACAAGCAATGCCAATAGCTCTTTTGCTACTGACACCGCTTTGGCTACGTATCATATCTTTTATAAATTCTTTCATATTTGGCTCTGGTAGTAGGTATCGCATCTACATCTGTTGATTATTTTCAACCGCTCTAACTTATTTTAAGCTATACCAAATCACACAATAACTATAAAACTAAAATGAAGAAAAACCTTTTACCTTTAACTTTTTTCAATGCAAAAGTACAAATTATTATCATAACACTATCATTTACAGCTTATTATTTCAATAAATAACCCGTCAAACTGTGTACCTTTTTTGTCTTTTAACCCCTAAACTGCTGTACTTTTTTAATCATAGACCTATCAACTGCGTACCAAAAAAGCCTTAAAAAGTATCCCCAACAGTATCCCCAACAGTATCCCCAACTCATCGTTTGTAAAATATTTTTTACATCAATCTATCATCATTTAACTACTGTTTAAATGGTTCTTTCTTGGTGTTTAAATGGCATAAAAAAAAGGAGCTATTAAATATCTCTTAATAACTCCTTTCTCTTTATAATATCAGCCTTAATAATTATTTAAACACTACCTTTTAAAACTCATTCCAATCCATTTAAATGTCAATTTAAACACTTCTCGGCAATAATTAATTTATTCTCATTCATTTTTCACTCATTTTCACTCATTTTCTCCTTTTTGTTTTTCAGTGTAGTATCCTCATAACTCTTTATCAATCAGGCAAAAATCAGCAAAAATATATTATCATCTATTATTCCCATTCGTTTTGCCCCTCATATAATAAAGATAGGATTAGCGAATAAAAAGGTCTATTTGTTACTCTTTTGTTACTCAAAAAAAAAATTTCTTTAATTATAACATATTAAAACACAAATAGTTAAATATATAACTATAATTTATTTGTAAATTTCTTTCATTTTTTTGCACTGTTAAAGAAAATTTCTTTATCTTTGCAATGTAAACTTTTAGGACATTTTATTTTCTTAAAAGTTTACAAAAATACAGATAATAATATTAATGACAAAACAAAAAAGAAAGAAAATGAAAAATGCAATATTTGAATTAGTGATATTTAAAACAAAATGCCAACTCGCAGACTTAAAGAGATTAGCTTATACGGATAAAGAATTTAAAAAAGAAAAATTTACTTCAGAGGAGATTGAAATTGGTGCTATTCTTGGCTTGCGTGATATGTTAGTAGAAAATAAAATAAAAAATTTATAAAAAATGAGTACAGAAAGAAAAGAAAACTTCGGCTTAGGCTTTAAAAAGGGCTGGGACCAAGTTAAAAGAAATTGCACTGAAAGAGAAATAGAAGATATTACAAGTAAAATAATGAGGTGCTTAGACATCAACAATAGATCTTCTTTTTCTAAATATAAATTAGGACGTCTTCAAATGAAAGCTCAACAAGCTCTTATGCTTGAAGATATATTTAAAATGTATAAGATTAAAGATATTTGGGGAGAATAAAATATGGCAGCAATAGATGGAAATCCTCTTTATTTGATGAGTAAGAAGCAAATAGATTATATGCTTAATGAAAATATTAAGCTATATGAAAAGAGTCAAAGAGAGAAAAAAAGACTATGAAGAAGAACAAAGATATTACAAAATAGAAGAGGTTTGTAATATAATCAAGAAATCAAGAAGCTCTGTACTTACATTAATAAAAGAAAGAGTATTGTCAGCAAGAAAAACCGGAAGGATTTGGCTTATCCCTAAAAAAAGTCTTGATGACTAATTTAGATGCTAATGCAATTCTTTCTAAAAAAGAGATAGAAGCAAGAAATAATGAAATAAAATTAGAGAATGATGTGGAATAAAATAATACATAATAACGGAATTGTTGAATATACATTTACAAATAATGCAGATGTACAGATAATACTAAATCCTAAGACCTCCATTTTAAAGCTCATAATTAACGGAGTAACAAAGAACAAATTCAATTATAAGCAAGAATGGAAAGGAGAAAATAAGATAAATAATTATTTGTCAATTATACAGAATTTGATAAATACGAAATTCATTGGAACATTAATTTAAAAAAAATATAAAATTATGACACAAGTAAATTTAAACATTAGTTTAAGACCTACACCTGAATTGGTAACACTTGCAAAGTATCTTTGTGAGGCGTTAAAGGGGATTTCTATGTCTGACGTGGCAGATGATAAGCCTGCATTAGAGATAATAGAAGATGAAAAGCAACAGCAAAAAGCTGTTGATAAAACAAAAGCAGCAGATTCTGAACTTGCAGCACAAGTAGAAGAAGATGTTAAACAAACAAAAAAAGAGTTGGAAGCAGGACAAATGCCGACTCTTGAAGAAATAAGAGAGTTTTTAGTTAATGCAGATAAAAGCATTAGTGAAAAAGCCAAAGAGCTCTTAAAAGAATACGGAAAAAATAAAGTACCTGATCTCTCTAATAAAGAAAGAGCTGATTTTTATAACAAACTTAAAAAGGAGTTATAAAGGATGAATACAGCAACAACAACAACAGACGCAAATATAATACAGAAAAAGCAACACGCTTTATTAGCTCCATCGTCAGCTGAGAGGTGGTTACATTGTACTCCTTCTGCAAGAGAAGAAGAAAAGTACGCAGAAGAAGATAGTAGCGAAAGCTCTTTATATGCACAAGAAGGTACATTAGCTCACGAATTAGGATGTAATTTAATAGCTTATACTCTTAAATTTGGTGCTAATTCTACAATAGCTGATGTAGAGCCTTTTATTAATAATATAGAAGATATAAAGAAAAATCATCTGTATAATAAAGAAATGCTTGACTATATGCAGGCATATAGAGATTTTGTGATAGAGAAATACAATGAGATGAGAAGTAAAACAAAAGACGCTGTACTATTCTTAGAACAGAGATTAGACTTCTCATTATATGTAAATGGCGGCTTTGGAACCGGGGATAGTATTATTATTGGAGACGGTAATATTGAGATAATAGATCTAAAATACGGACAAGGAATAAAAGTAGAAGCAAAAGAAAATAAGCAAATGATGTTATATGCACTTGGAGCTTATACTGCTTATTCTTATATATATGATATTAAGTCTGTTACTATGACTATTTATCAACCAAGAATAAATAATTACTCTTCTTGGAATATAGAAATGTCTGAATTGCTAAAATGGGGAAATAATGAACTTAGACCAAAAGCTATATTAGCTTATGAGGGATTAGGTAATTATGAGGCAGGAAAGCACTGTCATTTCTGTAAAGCGAGAAATCGTTGCAAAGAATATGCTAATTATTGCTTAGAAGTAATGAAAGAGCCTTTACAACAAGCTAATGAGTTAAAAGACAAGGATATTATCAATATACTACAAAAAGCTGATATAATTAAAAAATGGCTAAGTAGTATTGAAGAATATGCCTTAAATGAGGCTTTGAAAGGTAAAAAATGGCAAGGATATAAACTTGTTGAAGGTAGAAGCAACAGAGTATTTACTGACAACGACAAAGTAGTTGATACCTTGACAAAAGCAGGTATTGCAGAAGCCTTATTATATGATAAGAAATTAAAGACTATTACAACGCTTGAAAAGGACATTGGAAAGAAAAGAATTAATGAACTTGTTGGTAGTCTTATCATAAAACCACAAGGGAAACCTACACTTGCAACGGAAGACGATAAAAGAGAAGAATGGAAGAAAGCAAGTGCAGAAGACGATTTTAAGGACATAAATATTAATGAATTAAAAAAATAAAAAAAAATGACAAATCAATTTAAAGAAACAAAAATGGTAACGGGATTAGTAAGATTTTCTTACTTGCACGTTTTTGAGCCAGAGAAAATAGATGAAAACTCAGAGGCAAAATATTCTGTTAGTCTTATAATTCCAAAAAAGGATAAAAAGACAATAGAATTAATAAAAGAAAGAATTAATAATGCTATCCTTAACGGAAAGCAAGGTAAATTCCAGGGGAAAGTACCTGCGAACCTTAAAACTCCACTAAGAGATGGAGATGTGGAAAGACCAGAAGACGAGGCTTATGAAGATAGTTATTTTATTAACGCCTCTTGTAAGACAAAGCCTGGGATAGTTAATAAAGATAGGCAACCTATTATAGAACAAGATGAAGTATATAGTGGTTGTTATGGGCTTGCCTCAATAACTTTTTACCCATTTAATACAAGTGGAAATAAGGGAATAGCTTGTGGCTTAAATCATATTATGAAGCTATCTGACGGCGAGCCATTAGGTGGAAGAAACTCAGCCGAAAGCGACTTTGCGAATGTAGATATAAAAAGTTATGAAAGCGAACTTAATGAAGTTGGTGCAAGTGAGGAGTCAAACGAAGATGAGTTATTCTAATAACAAATAAGGAGTGGTGCGATTCCACTCCCTTGCTTTTATTATGACGGAAAAAATACTTGGTATAGATATAGAGACTTATTCTGATATAGACTTATCAGAAAGCGGAGTTGATAAATATGCAAGAAGTAAAGAATTTAAAATACTGTTGTTTGCTTATGCTTATGATGATGAAGAGGTACAAATAATTGACTTAAAAAAAGGTGAGAAAATACCGCAAAGCATTATTGATGACTTAACAGATAAAGAGATATTGAAGACTGCTTTTAATGCGTATTTTGAAATTACTTGTCTTTCATTATATCTAAACATAAAATTAGACCCTCTACAATGGGAATGCACGATGATTAAATCTTCAATGTGTGGACTTCCTTTATCTTTAAAAAACTGTGCTATTGCATTAGGATTAGACGAACAAAAGATGGACGAGGGTAAAATACTTATTAAAGAGTTTTGCCAACCAAACAAGAGGTCTAAAAATCTTTTGTTTGATGATGATAAATGGAATCTATTTAAAAAGTATTGTAAGCAGGATGTAAATACTGAAAGAGCTATAAGAAAGAGTTTATCTTGGTACTCAATGCCTGAAAAAGAAAAAAGACTTTACGCTTTGGATTACTGGATTAACAAGAGAGGTATATTGATAGATAAAGCCCTTGTTAGTGGAGCAATTAATATGGACGAAAGACATACAGAAAAATTAACAGAAGAAGCAAGAAAAATAAATAATTATGATAAACCTATATCACCGCTTAATTTAACAAAGTATTTAATCAGTAAAGGAATAGAAGTAAAAAACATTAATAAAACTTCTATTGTGGATTTACAAAATCAAGGAATAAAAGATAAAGAAGTATTAAGGCTATTAGAATTAAGACAAGAGCTTTCTAAGACCTCAACGGCTAAATACATAACAATGAATAAAAGAGCTTGTGAAGATGACAGAGTAAGAGGCTCATTTCAATTCTATGCTTCACGTACGGGGCGTTGGGCTGGCCGTGGCGTTCAATTACAGAACTTGCCACAAAATCATTTAGACGATTTGGAAAACGCTCGCAAGATAGTAAAAAAAGAAGATGAAGATTTATTATCTATGTGTTATAAAGAGAGCCTCCCAGATATACTTTCACAACTTATAAGGACCGCCTTTATAGCACCAGAAGGATATACTTTTGCCGTTGCTGACTTCTCTGCTATTGAAGCACGTGTTATAGCTTGGCTCTCAGGCGAGAAATGGAGGCAAGACGTATTTGCAACAACAGGTAAGATATACGAAGCAAGTGCAAGTAATATGTTCGGTTTGCCAATGGAAGAATGCGGGAAAGGTACTATTTACAGACAGAAAGGAAAGATAGCCGAACTTGCATTAGGCTATCAAGGAGGTATGAATGCACTTAAAAAATTTGGAGCTGATAAAATGGGCTTATGTGATGAGGAATTGAAAAATATTGTTGTGAAATGGAGAGAAAAAAGCCCTCATATAGTAGAGCTTTGGAATAAAGTGGAAAAAGCTGTTACACACGCTATTGATTTGAGAGGGACTTATATTGTTAATGGTAAGATAGAAATAAGTAAACAAGATAATTATTTGTGTGTTAAACTACCTTCTAAAAGAGAATTACATTACTATAATCCACAACTTAAAATTAATGCTTTAAAAAAACCTACTATAACCTATTATGGTAATGATCAGATAACTAACAAATGGAAAGAGATAGAGACTTATGGCGGTAAACTCGTAGAGAACATAGTACAAGCAATAGCAAGGGATTGTCTTGGCGAAACTATGCTAAGACTTAAAGACAAAGGCTATGAAAGAATTGTTATGCACGTACACGATGAAGTAATTGTTGAAGTGGAAAAAGAAAGAAGCGAAAAATCCTTACAAGATATTGAAGATATAATGAAAACACCTATACAATGGGCAGAAGACCTATTGCTTAAAGGCGATGGATATACAACAGATTATTATAAAAAAGATTAAACACATGGATAAGAAATTAAACACACAAATTCAAAACAATATCAATCACCCAAGCCATTATTGTCAAGGTGATATTGAATGTATAGATGCAATGATTAGTGCTTTTGGCGAGAAAGAAGTGGCTATTTATTGCAAGATTAATGCCTTTAAGTATATATGGCGAAATGAGTTAAAAGGCAAACCAAGAGAAGATACCGAAAAAGCTCTTTGGTATCTTAATAAAAGAAACAACTTATTGAAAAAGATTGAAGATGAAAAACAAAGAGATAAATAAAATAGTAGATGATATTTGTAAAGCTATTATTATCATAGGAATATTACTAATTATTATCCTTACGATAAAAGAAAGAAGTAGTAAACAGAGTCAAACGGTTACAACTTGTAACTCTTTACATAGGGACAAAACGACCCCAGTAGCAGATGAATGGCAGACTTTAATTAATGCTATTGCCTTTGTAGAAAGCACAAACAATCCAAAGGCAAAAAACGGACAAAGTGTTGGATTACTCCAGATAACGCCTATTTACGTTGCTGAATGCAACAGGATATTAGGAGAAGAACGCTACACGCTTGCTGACAGAGAAGACAGTTTAAAGTCAATAGAGATGTTTAAAATCTATACACAATACCACGCAAATGTGAAGAATTTGCGGAAAACTATACACGTCCACAATCCAAGAGGTGGGCAAAAATATATAAACAAGGTATTAAAACAATTAAAAAAATGAAGTTAGAAGTTTTAAATTATATAGGATATTTAATATTCATTATAGATTTATTAATTGTTAGAAACAAACTAATGAATAGACTGTTTTTATACATCTGTACATCTAAAAGAAAGATTGATAAATTGAAATATGCAGACCTATATTGCATATTAAAGAGTATAAAACCACTTTTAATGATAATGCTTATAGCAACAATAATAGTAATTATTGCAAAATTATTACCAATTAAATAAGTAAGTGATTGACAGATAAAGAATTAAAAAGAATTAATATAATATTAACAAATAAAAATCAAACAAAATGAATAATAAGAAAAGAAAAATAAGATATGATGAGCAATAAAGAATGGGAAAAAGAAAATAATTACAGAGATATAGATATATCAATGGAGTGTAGGTATTGTAAACATTGCGATATGTTATGTGAGCCTATTACTAATAAATATTATAAAAAATGTAAATTAAAGCCAAACCAATGTTGCTTGGATATAGGTATTACAACTTGTGATAAATTTGAAAAAAAATAAGAAACGATGAGCAAAAAATTAACGAATAAAGAAATAAAAGAATATTATTTTAATATGGAACGGCGATTAGAAAATATATGCTATTTTAGAGAGACTGATAGTACTATTAAATGTCTATTTAGAGAACCTTATAATCAGACTTATAATAATATAGATTTTGGTTATAACGACAGAGATAGAGCCGTTAGATTTATTTATAATTATTTTAAAGGAAAAGACCTACTATGATTACTATTAATAACGATTTAGAGATAAATATTGCGATAGGCAAGAATCGTAAAGATAAGACTTGGAAAAACATTAATACAACTTGGAGTAAGTTTGTAAACAAGGTGTCAAAAACACAAAGGACCGAAGAAACGTATCAACAATATATTAGTGCTAAGAAAGATTATCAAGATAATAAAAAAGATGTTGGAGGTTATGTTGGTGGATACCTCAACGGCGGAAGAAGAAAAACAAATAGCGTTATGTACCGCTCTCTCATTACTCTTGATATGGACTTTGGAGAAATGGCGGCGTGGGATAATTGGAAGATGTTATTTGGGTACGCTTCTTGTTGTTATTCTACACATAAGCACACGAAAGAGAAGCCACGTCTTAGAATTGTAATGCCTACAAATAGAGAAGTAACAAAAGAGGAATACGAGCCGATAGCCAGGTGGGTGGCTAAACAAATAGGAATAGAGCTTTTTGATAATACCACTTATGAAGTTGCAAGATTGATGTATTTTCCTTCAACCAGTAAAGATGGAGATTTCTTTTTTGATTTTTGCGATGGCGACTTTATAGATGCGGATAAAATACTAAGTACTTTTATAAATTGGAAAGACTGCTCTTGCTGGTTTTACTCAGATAGGGAAAGTACTAAGATAAAAAGAGAGATAAAAAAGCAACAGAATCCATTAGAAAAAGAGGGTTTTGTTGGAGCTTTTTGCCGTACTTACTCTATACAAGAAGCAATAGACACTTATCTTTCTGACGAATATGAAAGCACAGGAAAAGATAATAGATATTCATACATAAAAGGAAGTACAAGCAACGGTCTTGTAATATATGATGATATGTTTGCTTATTCTAATCACCAGTCAGATGTATGTAGTGGGCAGTTATGTAATGCCTTTGACTTAGTAAGAATGCATAAGTTTAGCGACTTAGACGAAGAAGCATTAGATAATACGCCTCCCAATAAAATGCCCTCTTATAAGGCTATGATTGACCTATTAAGAAAAGATAAGAAAGTACTTTACACAATGGCGGCAGAAGACTTTGAAAAGGCAGCCATTGATGATAAAAACGAAGAATTATTAGAGCTTAAAGACGAAGAAAAAGGTTGGTTGGAAAACTTAAAGAAAGACAAGAAAGGAAGTGTTGAGGTTACTATTGACAACGCTTTACTTATAATGAGAAATGATATAACACTTAAAAAGAAGTTAAGATTTAATGTGTTTAAATATACAAGAGAAGTTGCTGGTCAATTATCTTGGAGAGACAAAGGAGACTTCACAGAATGGAAAGACAGCGATGAAAGTAATCTAAGAAACTATCTGGAAAAGTATTATCATATATCATCTAAAAATGTAATAGAAGATGCCCTTAACATTATATTTGATGAGAATAAATATAATCCGGTAAAAGACTATTTAGATGATTTAGAACAATGGGACGGAATAGAAAGAATAAAAGATATATTGCCTGACTTCTTCGGCGTTGAAAGAAACGATTATACTTATAATGCCTTTAAGAAATCATTAGTTGCTTGTGTGGCTCGTATATATAAGCCTGGAATTAAATTTGATTATGTACTTACTCTTATAGGTAAAGAGGGCAAAGGAAAAAGCACCTTATTTAGACGCCTTGGTGGAGAATGGTTTAGTGATAATTTTTTAAATGTAAGTGGCAAAGAAGCAAAAGAGCAATTACAAGGTATATGGATAATGGAGATGTCAGAACTTGCAGGATTAAAAAAAGCTGAAATAGAACAGATAAAGACTTATATATCTTGCCAAGAGGATATATACAGACCAGCTTACGGCCATAATCAAGTACATTTTAAGCGTATGTGCGTTTTCTTTGGAACTACTAACAACAGCGAATTTTTAAGAGGAGATACAGGTAACAGAAGATTTTGGCCGATACAAATTGACGGCGAAAAGGCAACTAAAAATGTATTCAAAGACTTCACAAAAGAGTTAAGAGATAGTATTTGGGCTGAGGCTAAATACTATTACGAACAGGGAGAGGAATTGTGGCTTGGAGAAGAATTAGAAGTAAAGGCAAGAGAAGAACAAGATAAACATAGAGAGATAGACGCTTTTGAGAATACTATAATAAATTACTTAAATATAAAATGGCCTAATAACTGGCGTAATATGTCTATATACGACAGAAGAGAGTATTGCAATATGCCTAATGATAAAGATGCTATAACGCCAAAAGGAGAAATTCTAAGGGATAAATTTACAGTTGATATAATATGGCAAGAAGCCTTAGGTGGTAGTATTGACCGTTTGGATAAGAAAGTATCTGATAGAATTAAAAGTGTAATGAGGAGTAATCCTAATTTTGAAGAAAAGGTTATTAGAGATGAAAGCAATAAAACTGTCAGGGGATTTATGCGAAAAGGGCATAAAGATGAAAGAAAAACAGAAAACAATATTAATGAAGCGGAGCTTTATTTTGTAGACGATGACGCTTTTTAAGTTGCAAGTTTCAAGCGTTGTAACTTTTTTGTAACTTATTAGTATATTGAAAATCAATAATATAAATATATAAGTTACAAGTTACAAAAAATATTAATATAAAAAGATATATTTAATATATAGCCTATATATAATATATACACGTAATACACACGTATAAGAAAAATTTGGGGTAAAAATCCTTGAAACTCGTAACTTATAAAGATAATAATTTGAAAAACAACTACTTAAACCGTTACAAAACAGGTTACGAAGAAATGAAACTTGTAACAGTTAAAAATAATAAAAGAAATGGTAAATAAGAATAGCGAAAAATATTTAGAAAAGAAATTGAGAGAAGAAATAAGATTAAGAGGTGGTATAGCTTTAAAATATACAAGCCCTTATATTACAGGAATACCCGATAGAATTGTATTAATGCCTAATGGAAAAATATATTTTATAGAACTTAAAAGTAAAAACAAAAAGCCGACTGAAATACAGAAACACATGATAGAGAAAATATCTAATTTATCTTTTTATGTTAGAATAATTGATGATATGGATTCTTTGGAGAGTTTTTTTAATTTTATAGATTTAGAACAAAAATAATTATGAAATTTATACCACACAAATACCAAGAAAAAGCTATTAATATGATAATAGATAACCCCTATTGCGGACTATTCTTAGATATGGGATTAGGTAAAACAGTATCAACACTTACTGCTATTAATATTCTAATTTATGGCGACCTTTCTGTCGATAAAGTTCTTGTAATAGCCCCCAAAAATGTTGCCGAAAATACTTGGTCAAGTGAAATAGAAAAGTGGGACCATTTAAAAAAACTTACTATATCAAAAGTTTTAGGTAATGAAAAGCAAAGGAAAGAAGCTTTAAATAAAAAAGCAGATATTTATATTATAAATCGTGAAAATGTTTCTTGGCTTATAGGCTTTTATGGTGGTAGCTATTTTCCTTTTGATATGCTTGTAATAGATGAGTTGTCCTCTTTTAAAAGTCCAAAAGCCCAAAGATTTAAAAGCCTTAGAATGGTAAGACCACTTATTAAAAGAGTTGTTGGACTTACAGGTACACCTGCACCTAACGGATTGATAGACTTATGGAGCCAAATGTATTTAATAGATAAAGGCGAAAGATTAGGAAAAAATATTACTTCATATAGAAGAGAATACTTTGTACCAAATAGAACTAATGGTATGATAGTATTTGATTATAAACTTAAAGCTAAGTCTTGTGAAGATTTGATTAAAAATAAAATAAGTGATATTTGTGTAAGTATGAAAGCAGAAGACTACCTTACACTTCCATCATGTATTTATAGAAATGTTGAGGTTTGCCTTGATGATAAATTGATGAAAGAATATAAAGACTTTGAACGTGAACAAGTTTTGAAATTGTTTGAAGACGATACTACCATAACAGCTGTAAATAAAGCAGCAACAGTTAATAAATTATTGCAATATTCAAATGGTGCAGTTTATGATGAAGATAAAAATTATCATATTATACACAATGAAAAATTAAAAGCATTAGAAGATATAATTGACACTTCTAATGGAAATAATGTACTTGTCTTTTATAATTTTAAAAGCGACCTTGAACGAATAAAAGAAAGATTAAAAATATATAATCCAACTGTTTTAAAAGGAGAAAAAGAAGTGATCAATTGGAATAAAGGTAATATACAAGTATTATTAGCACACCCAGCATCGGCTGGACATGGACTTAATTTACAAGGCGGGGGGAATATTATTGTATGGTTTGGTCTTACTTGGTCATTAGAATTATATCTTCAAGCTAATGCCCGTCTATACCGTCAAGGACAAACGAAACCAGTAATTATTCATCACCTACTTACGAAAGGCACTTATGATGAAGATGTTATAAAAGCATTGAAAAATAAAAATGAAACACAAGAAGAATTGTTAAAAGCCCTTAAAGCAAGAAGGGATTACTATCTCAGCAATTTTAAGATTTCTTAAAAATTTATTAAGATTTCTTAAAAATTTATTAGGATTTCTTAATAGTTTACTAAATATTATTTTTTTTTTAGATAAAATTTGTATAATTAATAATTTTTATGTAATTTTGTGGCATTATGAAGGAGAAGAAATTGACAATAAAACAAGAGAAGTTTATTAATAAATATTTGGAATGCGGAAATGCCTCGGACGCTTATCGTTTTGCTTATGATAGTTCTAAAATGAAAGAAGAAACCGTTAGAAGCAAGGCTTGTATATTATTGACTAAGGGCAATATAAGGGCAATACTGGAAGAAAAACAAGACGAGTTAAAGAAAAAATCCACAATAACAAAAGAAAGAATTTTAAAGGAACTTGAAAACATACTGGATAGCAATATAAAAGATTATGTGGATTTTGATGGTGTTAATATTAGATGGAAAGCATTTAAAGACTTGACCGAAAAGCAGTTAAAGGCAATAGAGAGCATAAAAGAAGGTAAGTATGGAATAGAATTGAAGTTGCAAGGAAAGAGTTGGTCTATTGAAAGAATATGTAAAATGCTTGGATATGATATGCCAGAAAAACACGATTTGACAACTGACGGCAAAGAAATTAAGATAGAAGTAATTACAAGCAAAGACCAAATAAAAAAGCAAGAATAACTTTATTATGCAAACAACAAGAATATATGAGATATTAGATGAAGCGGTAAATAACGGTTTTACTATTGTGTCAGCACAAGGTAGTAGTCGTTCAAGCAAAACTTATAATATCTTAATATGGCTTATTGTTTATGCACTCTCTAATCCTAATACAAGTATTTCTATTGTTAGAAAGACATTGCCGGCAATAAGGCGTTCGGTCCTTAGAGATTTACAAGAGATACTTGGTAAGATGAATTTATACTCTTTTTTTGAGTTCAACAAAAGTGAGCTTGTCTTTACATTTAGCAATGGTAGTTTTATAGAACTGTTCTCAACTGATGATGAACAGAAAATAAGAGGAAGTAAAAGAGATGTATTATTTGTTAATGAGGCTAATGAGCTTTTATTTGTTGATTGGCAACAGCTTAAAATGAGAACAACCAAGCTGGCTATTTTGGATTACAACCCCTCTTTCTCTGATGACCACTGGATTTGTACATTGAATAAAGATAAAAGAACTTTTCATTTTATTACTACCTATAAAGATAATCCATTTTTAGAACAAACGATAATAGATGAAATAGAAAATTTGCAATATACTAATCCGTCTTTATGGCAGATTTATGGACTTGGACTTCAAGCACAAGTGGAGGGCGTAATATTTAAGAATATAGATACTATAAAGGAAATGCCTCAATACTTAAAGCACAGGTGCATTGGTATTGATTACGGCTTTACTAACGACCCAACGGCTATAATTGAATGCGGAGTGTATGAGAATGATTTATTTGTTAATGAATTGGAGTACTCAACGCAACTATTAACAAGCGAAATAATAAAAGTATTAAAAGAAAGAAAAGAATTAAAGTCTATTAGCGAAGTAGATCCACGACTTATTCAAGAGATAAGCAACGCTGGACTTATGATTGAACAAGTGAAGAAAACAGATATTATGATAGGTATTGCAAGAATGCAAGAGTTTAATCATATATACATTACTGAACAAAGCAATAACGTATTGAAAGAATTTAGAAACTATACATACATACAGGACAAGAACGGGAAATGGATAAATAAGCCAATAGATAAATTCAACCACGCCATAGACGCAATAAGGTATTATGTTATTATGGAATTAATGACAAGACAAGCACAAGGAATAACAAAATCAAAGGTTTTTTATGATTAAAGAATTAAAAGAATTATTAGCAAAGGCGAATAGCGAATATGAATACTATTACGCCACGAAGAAAGAGCAAAACCAAAACAATGAAGAATTGCCCTTTGGCTCAAAATATGTCTATATAGAAGAGTTTAATCAAGGCTTTTTCTCTATACAGAACGGATTTATAAATAAGACAACAAAAGCAAATATATACTTCTCAAAGATAGTAGATTTGCAAACACTAACAGCAGAGATAAGAGAAGATGTAAGAGAAGAAATAATAAAAGATATTATAAAACCTTTTATTAACCTTTATAATAAAAGCGATTACTTTTACCCTTTGACAAACTTTTCTTTTTATCAGACATTACCACAGTTCAACAATGGAGAAGTATCTATTATGTTACAATTTGATTGCAAAGAAAGAGAAAAATGTTAATATGAAATACAAAGAGATAGACATAAGAAATAGTGATGAATTTACATTTGGTCAGTACATCAAATTAAAGGCTATTATTTCACAAGAAGATAAAGAAATAGAGATAATAGAGAAGATAATACTATGCTTGTATAATAAGAAACCAACAAGAGAAGACTACAAAGATATTTCTTTCATTAGCTACATTAATAAGATAATAGATGATATGGTTTATTGGATAAAGCAAGAGAACAAAGCCTTATCTTATACGCCGTCAATAGAAGAAAGAGAAGCAGGTATTGAAGAGCTTGGCGAAAGTGTTGGAAGTTTTTCCATTGTTAAGTCTTTGGCAAAGGAGTATTCAAAAGACCCAGATGATATTTTGAATTGGTCTTGGAAGAAAGTATTTTATATACTTTTAACTGATAAGAAAGAATTTGACTATAAAGAGAAATTTAACAAGATACTTGAAAGAAAATACAAAGTAAAATGAACGTAGAAATAAATGTTAATTT